TGAACATATTAAGCACGGAGTTATTGCTTCGAGCAATATCACCGGGTAAAAACTTAACCGTGGAGGTCAACAAAGTGTACCGCGCTGCGGTATCTGGAAAAGTTATCTCATCAACATAAAAAGGTCTTTCAATAAATGATTTCGCGTCTACACGATACGCATCAGGTATGTCTACCTTCATATACATATCATTAAACGGGGAGTCAATATCTTGTATTTCTCTTGTCGTAACCGAAGCTACGGTAGTAGTCATATTCTGTGAGTCAATGTTAAAATCTTCATCTGATGTTCTTTTAAAAGTATAATCTATATTATGTAATTCTGTAGCAATAATAATTTCAACTCATGTACCGCTAAGCATGAGTAATAAGTGGTAAAAAATCAAATGTCACCACGGCCTAAACACACCACTATAGTAAAGTTGCATAACCGTATAGTAAACATAGGGGCTATAGGTTGCCAACCTGATCAACAAGGTTTGTTAAAGCAGTATACTCTGCTGGTTTTTTAACGTGGTTGGCTCCACAACAATATCTAATACGTGTAATTCTTACCTTGCATCTTAATAACATTATCATAACCATCATCATACTGTAATATATCTAAAACTTTGCTCTCTGTAAAAAGAGCATCATAAGGATAATTTTTCTCAAAAATTGCCGTTAATCTCCTAAATAAACCGACGGAATGTAAGTATGCCTCCACTTGCATCGATCTCATTTTGCCTAGCATAGCTTCATGCGTATCCTCAACATCACTCTTATTCCACTGTATTGTATTCATAATCGTATCCAATGACAAAACCCCCACATACCTTTTTAGTACAGGGTGCTGTCTAAAATGTCTCTTAACATAAGTCAATTTATCAAAATCCTGACTCTTATTAACTATAGCCGTCTTATCTCCATTTGTACAATCCATACCAAGTGACTCAGCCACTGCCTTCAAATTAATCAAATTAAAATATTTACCCATCTCACCATTAGTACCAAAAACTTTATCGTCACCAGTGACGAAATCCACAACATTATGCACATCCTCAACTCTAGGGTTAGGCTTGTATCTATAAATAACCAACGCTGTCAAACACTTATTCAATAAACAATTCATCAATAAAGTCAACCATGTTCCCGATGGTAAACCATGAGTAGTAGCCCAAATTTCGTCATTCACCAAAACAAAAGAATTAGCGATCGTATTAGTCAACCATTCTATCATATACGCAAATTCTCCTCTATAATATTCTCTAAAAACATCAGTTATTAATCTCATAATACAAGCTAAGATAGTACCATCCCATTTTCCAAAATCAGCGTCACCAGTAACGCTACAACTCTTCAATTTCAAAGCTAATTCGTGTGCATCAACATACGGATTATAACCAACACTAATTCCTGTCTTCATTCTACTCTCTTTAAAATGCTTCAATAATTTACCAAATACTTTCTTCGTCCAAAATATGTGCCCTAAAGGCATAACTCTAAATGTTCTAGGATCGTCTATCTTACTAGACTTCCTCAATTCATCCTTAAACGTCTCTCTACACATAAACAAGTTGTAATCATACTCTTCATTCACACCTGCTCTCCGCACTTTCTCAATCAATTCCACACCTTCTTTCTTTATAACTTTAGCCTCAAAATCAAAATAAGCATCCTTTCCTTTCTCACAACCATAACCATTACTTGAATCCTTATTCAGCGGAGGTACATGTTCTCCTCCAAACGCAGTCTCTTCATCAGTCAAATCATCAAACTCCGTCATTATAGTTCTCAAATACCCCTTCATAAAATCAATCTCTTCTTGCGTGACTCTACCTTGCTTCATAAAAGTCTTCTGGGATAACGCTTTAAGTGTTTTAGCAGGAGTCCCTCGTGAAGCAAAATTCGGTGGCGCCTTCTTGTCTATCTTATCAACCACTGTACAATGTAACTTAACATCATCATTATCACTCGATTTAATCTCAATATCATTTATCAGTTCCTCTATATCACTATTACACTCTCTATGAAATAAACTAGGTTTATAAACTGTATCTCCATTCGCTCTCATTTGATCCACTTTACCTTCATACCTCACTCGCACACCTGAAAAATTCTCTATAACCTTATCATCTAACTCAAATCCCCGCGCACTAGGGGCACTCAACATAAGCTCTCTAATTTCACTCATCACATAATCCGGCGGTTGAACACAAAAACCTGCTGTTGGTCCACCTGCTACATGGTAACCTATAATGCCTGCGCCTGGCGCGGCCAAAACGGTGCCACAAGCACCAGTAGTCGAATAAGGGGTATAAAAACCTGTCTGTACACCATGATTAAACTTACTTGCAACTGTAGAGTACGTAACATTCTCACTATTTCTTTTAACATCCAAATCATACACAACAGGTAGATGGCCTGCTGAATTTATCAAATACCAATTGCTATTACCAGTAGCAGCTCCCATAAAAATACTATAATTCAATTTATATAATGGCACCGTACCCTTGATCTCATAAACCGCTAAGTCACTCATAACATACCTCTTAATCAATCTCAATTGAACATTCTCTATTTCCACATGATTATTCTTATAATGATCCCACGTTCTATACAAATCGACAAACTTATCACCTATCTCAACATGAGCGGGTAACAACAACCGCTTACCACTAACAACACACTGCATATATTCATCATATCCATAATCTAATCCATTCTTAATTCTGATCGTTTTACACAATTTTCTCACTGTTTGTATCCATTCATTATGTTGCTGTTCCAAAATACCAGATTGTGGCCCAAAAACCTCATGCTTCGCCTTCAATAAATTAATATTTTTAACTGTCTCCTCATTAAATTCTGGAGTGGGTAACAACACTTTACTATCACCAAAATACCACTTAATTATAAAACCAACCACACAAGACACTAAAATACCCTGAAATAATTTAGAAACACACACCTTCTCCTTAACAAAACTAGTAACATCACTCAACGTGGGCACAACACGAGTAACAAAGTCCATTATGGAAGATACGGCACCTGAAACCAAGTCAACTGCCATCTTAGTGTAATAATTTATATACTCAGTAGCTATTGCTAAGTAATCCAAAACCGCACTCTTACACATACCAAAAATACTAGACATCATGCACGCAAAACTAACACACTGTGGTTCAAATTCATGAGCATCCTCATACTCTGACAAATTCTCAACTATAACTTCTTCATTAACAAAGGGGCCGTAAGATCTACTTGAACATTCCTCAATAATATTTCTTAAATCATCTGCATTAACTACCATACTATTAGCATCATTCTTATTAGACTCAACCAAGTGCCTAAACAATTTATATAACCAAGTCAAAGATTTTTTCATAACATCACCACTTTGCTTCTCCGTAGAGAAGTTAGGTGTGACGTCAAACGGTACCTGTACCGCATTGTGATTAATGAACGCATTCTCCCACCTCTTACTACCAATGTGATCAAACTTAAAATATTGAAAATTTTGTGAAAAATGCAAAGAGCTACCTTTCGTGACCTTAATCACGTGGGCCCTTCTAAACAACGCCTCTGGCTCTGAAATACAGTCGGAGGAAGTAAAACCACCCAACGTCATAAAATGATTAGTAGTACATAAAATAATCTTCGAATTAAAAAACTTAGTATTCTTTTTAGAAGCATTAGCACAGGGTAGTGGATACTTCACTGGTGAAACATAATTAATTAAATAACGCCATTGCGATTTGCCTTGTTGTCCAACATCATCCATAACAAACACTTCCTGATTCTCATAGTCATCATAAAAATCCTTACCATCCTCGGCAGCCGGGACTGAGTGACAAATAGTAGTCATACCTGACTCCTTCAATAACGCCACAAACTGGTTCATTAAATTGGATTTACCAGATCCTGCTTCTCCTTCAAAAACAATACACAACGGCTCCTCTCTACCAGACGTATCAAACGCATGGCAACTCTTAACAACATTAGCCTCAAACAAATTCCAAGTAGTCAAAAAATATTTATTATTACCATTCTGCACATAATCCAAAAAATTGTTATCTGCCTTCAACCTACCATGGGTTGACATAATCTCTTGCCGAAATGTGGGGTCAAACAACGACTGAGGGTTGGCCACATATTTACTATAAATATCACATACATTTTTAATATCTCTATGCAAAAACACAGAGGAACCTAATTTCCTAATAACCCCAACAACATACAAAGTTTGTTCTTCACCTATAATTCTAATATTACCAAATGGGTTAGAAATCCATTCAATCAAAACAATGAGAGAACTAAACAAAGTCTCTCCAACATCCATTGCAAATTCTGACTCAAAGATTCGTTTTCCTGTCAATGATGTAAAACTCTTCATAGCTTCCATAATATTTTTTGGTATACCTAACATACTAAATCCTAATAACAAATCAGTAAGATTCGCGCCAACCTGGGCGTGAAAACCTACGTTACTAAATAAATCCATATATCGCGTATGTATAGTATACATATGCATCAAACAACTAATTATAGTAGAGGCTGTAAAAAAACCCTCTCTCAAATGCATCATAAGTGATATCAAATCTAACATTAACAATTGACCTGCTTTTGATGTCAATTTACTAACAGCGGCTCGCGCTGAGTCCAAATAAATGAATGGTGACATAATAGTATCATAACATGTTTTTAAAAATCCAAATTGCGCTTTAAAATTCTTCTTTATATCTCTCTCACTAATAACTAAAACAACTTTGTCTTTAAACTCAATGCACTTAACTCGTAAAGTTGAGTGCTCACTGTATCTCTTGACATAACTGCTAAATCTATTCTCCTTAACTTGCATCAATAATCCTCGCGACAAAAAGCAAACATATTTATTAGTGTTACCATAATTATAATAATCAAATCCTATTAACTCTTTTCCATACATCCTTTTATACATATCTCCTAATCTGTTACATACATTTCTAAGATCCTCAGTAATTAAACCTCCCTTAAACACACACGCATCCTCAACCAAATCGTAAATCTTACCAAAATTCTCACATCCTTTCCTGTCTCCGTTTTGTTCGTTTTGTTTATTTGTGTTATTGCTGTTCATCCTGCACATTGACTGTGACTTACATTTCAGTGTTTCTCCTTATTCACGCCTACGAGTGCTGATTGTTGACTTCTTTTAAATTAGTGCTACAATTTAAGTCCATCAACCCGTTCCTCGGTAGTTTGCGTATTGTAATCCATCGGTGTAAATTCCTCCTTTCGGTCGTCTACACGCAACTTACTTAAATATAAAATCTTATTCCGTTTTATGTATGCACGCTTCATAGCTTGTCATCACATAGCATTTTCGTAGTTCGTTACAGCAAAATACTACATGACGCTCAGAGGCTAATCCAACTATGGTTCACACAGAACTCAATTAAATATCTAATACATGATTACAAATTCACAGCATGACATCAAGAGGCTAGTATTAGCTCACCTCGGTCATAACACCGCGCAAGCTGGCACAAAGCCGGCTACCAACTCCCACTTATCTCTACATCACAGTTACTACTTATCACACGCTTACGTATAGCTACGCACGTTGTCCTATCCCTACGTACGGGATGGTGTCAACACGTCAATAAATAGGTTCGCACACACGTTAACATTTAGCCAATCATATACCATTTACTGCAACCATATTATTATTATTATTTTCTTTGAAAATCACAACAATAAAAGTTACAGCATAGCTTTTAAACAAAAAGCTAAGAAAAAACCAAAACCTTTTACCATTGTGTTTCGTACGTTACGATCCGATTAAAAAGGTAATCCACTTTACCGCAGTGACCAATCTTTGCGTTAAACCGCGCAGAACTTGATATCCGTTACATGGGTTATCTAATTAAGAATAAAAAT